AGCGCAAACTTCGCTGGTCTTATCGTTCCGCAGTTCCTCACGGAACTCGCCGCTCCGTTCGCTCGCGCAGGTCGTCCGTTCGCGGATATCGCTCGCAAGCACGAACTCCCTGCGGAAGGTCTGACCATTTCGATTTCGAAGGTCACGACTGGAACCGCCGTCGCAGAGCAGACCGAAGGAGCCGCCGTCCAAGAGACGAATATGGACGACACGAAGTTGGACGTCTCGGTAGTGACTATCGCAGGTCAGCAGAACGTGAGCCGTCAGGCGTTGGAGCGCGGTACGAACGTGGACAGCCTCGTTATGGCTGACCTCGTTTCCGCTTACCACACGCTGTTGGACAGCACTATCGTTGCGGCTACCGTCTCGCAGGCTGGTCAGAGCGTCACCTACACCGACGCTTCTCCAACCGTCGCGGAACTCTATCCGAAACTTCTCGACGCGGTTCAGAAGGTTCAGACCACGTTCTTCGGAGGTCCAAACTTTATCCTTATGCACCCGCGCCGCTTGGCTTGGATTTTGGCGGCACTCGATACCACCAACCGTCCGTTGGCGGTTCCGACGCCGCAAGGTCCAATGAACGCCGTCGCTACGGGTAGCGCAGGTGTCGTGTACGGAAATAGCGGTTACCAAATCGCAGGATTCCCCGTTATCACCGACGCGAACGTTACGACTGCTAACGGCGCAGGAACGAACGAGGACGTCATCATTATCGGTAACTCGCAAGAGGCGCACCTGTGGGAGCAGGGCGACGGTTCTCCAATGATGTTGCGCTTCGAACAGCCGAAGGTTGCGGAACTCGACGTGACTATGGTGGTGTATGGCTACAGCGCCTTTACCGCAAATCGTTACCCGAACGCTTTCGCAAAAATCACGGGTACTGGTCTGGTCACCCCGACGTTCTAACGTCGAGTAGTTGTAGAGTCTGGCGGCGGTTAATTCCGCCGTCAGGCTCTAACTACGGAAGAGGAACGTATGAAAATGAAGAAAGAAATCGAGGCGCTCCTAATCGAGCGAGAAGGCTACGTTCAGCGTGGTCTAGCGGCACGAGTCGCACAAGTAGACGCGGCTCTTCGCGCTTATGGAATCGAAGTCGAAGAAACGGCTACGGCTTCTCCTGTAGTAGAACGAGCAGTAAAGAAACGAGCGAAGAAACGAGGCGAGTAAGTGGCTATCACGAACGGCTACTGTACCCTCGCAGAGGTTAAAGCCGCGCTTCGGCTTACCGATTCGACTGACGACACGCTTCTAGAGAAGTCGATAGAAGGCGCTTCGCGTCGTATCGACGGCTATTGCGGACGCTTCTTCTATCAGACAACGAAGACGATTAAGTTATTTCCTGTAGACGATTTCTCTGTTGGTCTTCCTGACCTCGCTACGGCGACAGGGCTTGTAGTTAAGACGGATACCGCAGGTGACGGTACGTTTGCGACTACGTGGAGCGCTTCTGACTATTACCTAGAGCCAACCGACGTTTCTCTTCAGAGCAGACCATATACGCGTCTAACCGCTCAGGGTGATAAATCGTTTCCGTTCCTTTATCAGCCGCCTCGTCCAACTATCGAAATTACGGGAACCTTTGGCTGGCCGTCTATTCCGAACGACGTTCGCGAGGCTTGCGTTCTTCTTTCTATTCGTGGCTTTAATCGCTACAACGCGGCTCTAGGAGTCGTCGGTTTCGGAGATATGGCTATTCAGGTACGTGCTGTAGACCCCGACGTGCGCGACCTGCTCTCTCCTTACCGCGTCTTCGGAGTTATCTAATGGCGGCTACTGTTTCGCAGGTTGCCGACGGCTTAAAGGCTCGTCTCGCAACGATTAACGGACTTCGTACGTTCTCATATCAGCCCGAACAGTTAAATCCGCCTATCGCCTTTCCTTCTCTTTCGAGTATCCAATATCACCGCGCTTTCTCTGGCGGAAATGTCCAAATGGTCTGGATTATTCGCGTTATCGTCGGACGATATCTAGACCGAACGGCTCACGCTCTTCTCGACGAATACCTTTCCTACTCTGGAGCGAAAAGCATTAGAGCGGCACTAGAAGCCGATACGACTCTTGGCGGCGTAGCCGCTTCTCTAGTGGTATCATCAAGTGCGGATATTTCGAGCCTCGCAGTAGACGGCGCGGAGTTTCTAGAAATCCAAACGACAGTAACGGTTCACGCTTAGGAGTACCGCAGATGAAGAAATTTAAAGTTCTTTCTAATCGAATCGCAGATAAGAAGGCTGGCGACGTTATTGACGAGAGCGCTCTCGAAGGTGCTAACATTGAGGCACTTCTTCAGAGCGGACATATCGAACCTCTGAAGGAATTTAAGAAATCAGACGAAGCAGTAAAGGAAAAGTGACCGACTATGGCGCAACTCGTTCTTACTAACGCAAGTATCACGATTAACTCGGTAGACCTGAGTGACCGCGCTAACAGCGTCACCCTGACCTACGAAGTCGATTCAGTTGAGGTCACGGCGTTCGGAGATAGCGGACACAAGTTCGCTGGTGGTCTCCAGAACATCTCGTGCGAAGTCTCGTTCCAGCAGGATTTCGCCGCAAGCGAAGTCGAAGCCACGATTTACTCGCTCGTCGGAACGACCACAACCGTCGTCGTTAAGCCGACTAGCGGCGCTGTCTCCGCTACCAACCCGTCATACACGATTTCGAATACATTCCTCGGCGCGCACACACCTGTTATGGGCGCGGTTGGTGAATTGGCTATGACCGAACTCACATTTACGGGTGGAACGCTCGCAAAGGCGACTTCCTGAAATTAACGTCTAAGAAGAAGGAGCACTAATGAAAATTCCTCTACGAGTAAAGTTTACGGACGGCTCGACGGAAGAACTCGAAGCAGTCTTTGGCGACTTCGTTTCTTTCGAACGTACGTGGAATAAGAGCGTGACTAAGTTCGATAGCGAACTTCGTCTTACTGACCTCGCGTGGCTTTCGTGGCACAGTATGAAGCGTCGCGGTAAGACGACGCTCGCGTTCGACCCTGACTGGATTAACTCCGTCGAATCTGTCGAACCTATCGAAGGGAAAGACAGCCCTTTAGTCGAGACTCAGCCCACTACGAAATAGCGGTTCTCGCAGTCGAGACGGGAATAGCGCCGTCCGTTCTGTTGGCTGAGTCACCAGAAATGCTCCAAGCCATAGCGAACTACTTAAAAGATAAGCGGCGAGCCGAAGAAAAGGCGAACGAGCAGGCGAGAAAGAAACGGTTCCGCTAGTGCCATACGTTCTTTCCGTTATAGGCGTTACTGCTCTTTTCGTTATTGGGAGAGGTAAATGGTACGGCTGGCTTCTCGCGTTTTTTAACGAGTGCCTCTGGGTGCTTTTCGCGATTACAACGCGTCAGTACGGATTCCTTTTAGGAGCAGGAATCTATGGAAGCGTAAACGCGTATAACGCTCGTAAATGGAGAACGCGTCGAGTCGAGTAACATATGCGCTATGGTCGCGAAAGTTCAGGTATACGGTTTAGGCGAAACGCTTAAAGAACTGTATTACCTCGATAGAACGCTTTATAACGGTATTCGTAAGCAGATTAAAGCGCCTGCGGACGAACTCGTTCGTCAGGCTAGAACTCAATTCCCGACGAAGCCTCCCGTCTCTTACTGGCATACGACGCCTGAACGTAAAGGTGAGTCTCGTTTTCCGTACTGGGACGGAGGAAAGGTAAGGAGTCGCGTTACGGCGGTATTCGGCGGACGAGCCAACCGTATGACGGGTGAGGTTCCTATTCTTCGTCTGCGGCAGAAGGACGCTGGCGGCGTCGTCTTAGATATGGCTGGCTCTCGTAAGCCTTCGATTCCTCTCGTGAAAGGTTTAGAGACGGCTGGCTTCGAGAAGCCTTCTCGCATTATGTGGCGTACCGTTAATAACGGTTTAGAAGCGGTTCTTGGCTCGATTAAGGCGAGCCTAAAGAGCACCGAAGAAATGGTGTCTAAACGGCTGGCTGGTGGAACTATTTCGCAGAGACAACTACAGTCTGAACGCGCGTCTCTCCAAGCGCGACGTAGTAGCGGTCAATTCGGTAGCGAACGAGAAACGGAATCGTAAATGGCAGTCGTTGTACCTATTATTTCGCAGTTCGATTCGCGTGGCATAAATAAGGCGATTAACGACTTTAAGAAACTTGACGGCGCTGGAAATAAGGCGACGTATGCGTTCCGTACTGTCGATAAAGCCGCGACTACGGCGCTGAAGAATATTGCGAAGTTCGGAGCAGTAGTAGGTGTCGCGAGCGCGGTTATCGGTAAACAGTTAGTAGACGCTGGCTCCGCTCTCGAAGAGTCGATGTCGAAGGTAAACGTCGTTTTCGGTCAGTCTTCGCAAGCGGTAGTTAAGTTCGCGGACGACGCGGCGAAGAATCTAGGTATCTCTAAGCAGGCGGCACTAGAAGCCACAGGTACTTACGGGAATCTCTTCCAAGCCTTCGGCGTTGGGCAGAAGCCAGCACAGGAGATGAGTACGACGCTCGTTACTCTCGCCGCAGACCTCGCCTCGTTTAATAACGCCAACATTGACGACGTTCTTCTAGCGCTCCGTTCAGGACTTTCAGGTGAAACGGAACCGCTAAAGCGTTTCGGTATTGCTCTTAACGACGTTCGCCTAAAGGAAGAGGCACTTCGACAAGGACTGATTACTACTACGTCAGGAACGCTACCTGTAGCGGCGAAAGCGCAAGCGGCTTACGCGCTTATTATGAAGGACTCCGCTCTAGCGCAAGGAGACTTTGCGCGTACGAGCGACGGCGTAGCGAATCAGACGCGAATTATGAAGGCGACGTTCGAAGATATTAAGGCGGAACTAGGAACGGCGCTCCTTCCCGTATTTAAACAGTTACTTGGATTTATTAACGACCAACTTCTTCCGCGCCTCCAGAAGTTCTCCGATATCGTCGGTGAGAAGGGTATTGGCGCTGGTCTTAAGTATCTAGGCGGCGAACTTCTTAAAGTTACGTCGAGCGGAAATAA